GCGGCGTATCATTTGATGGTACGGCGAACATAGACTTACCGGGAGTTAATTCTGCTGGTAACCAGGCAACGTCTGGATTAGCAGCAACAGCAACAGCATTAGCAACGGCAAGAACAATAGGTGGTGTATCATTTGATGGTACAGCTAATATCGATTTACCAGGCGTTAACGCAGCAGGTAACCAAAATACAACAGGACTAGCAGCAACAGCAACTCTAGCAGCAACAGCAACAGCACTAGCAACAGCACGAACAATACACGGCGTATCATTTGATGGTTCAGCCAATATAGATTTAAGTGAGGTTGTCTCAGATACAGTAGGAGCTATGTTTAGTTCTAACACTGAAACAGGTATTACAGCAACTTATCAAGACGCTGATAATACAATAGATTTAGTGGTAGGAACATTAAACCAAGATACTACAGGTACAGCAGCAGACGCGACAGCATTAGAAACAGCAAGAACAATAGGTATGACAGGTGACGTAGTTTGGACATCAGCATCGTTTGATGGCACAGGAAACGTTACAGGTTCAGCAGCTATTCAAGCTAATAGTGTTGATTTGGGAACACATACTACAGGAAATTACATGGCGCAAGTAAGTGGGGGGAATGGTATTACTGTTTCTCATTCACAGGGCGAAGGCTCTACTGCTACCATAACAGGAACAGCAATTTACAACGCAGCCGGTAGTTTACTGAACTAGGAGTAGATTATGGCTTTGGCTAGTAGAACAGATCTACAAGATTATTGTCTTAGGAGACTTGGAGCTCCTGTGATTGAAATAAATGTGGATGAACAACAAGTATCAGACAGAGTAGATGATGCCATACAATATTGGCAAGAATATCATTTCGACGGTGTTGAGAGAACGTTTGTTAAACACATGATCACAGGCTCCATAGTCAAATTGACAACTAATGTAGCATCAAACTTCCAAAGGAACGAATTAATAACAGGTGGCACCAGTGGTGCCATCGCGAAGGTAGTCTCGGGCACCGGCCAGGAGATTACTATAGAAAAGATGAAGACAGGTAGCTCTGCTTTCGTGGCCAGCGAACAAATTACAGGAGATGTAACAGGCTCGACGGCTACATTGCACCCTACCACTTTCTATACACCAGGAGACATTGAAAAAGGATATGTCCCTATTAGCAATAATATATTAGGCATCACTAAGGTATTTAACTTTGGTGGAGCAGCAACCAACACCTCCAGAGATGGAGAATTATTTGACTTGATGTATCAATTTAGAATGAATGACTTATACAACTTAATGGGCGCAGACATGGTCTATTATAGTGTAGTACAAAGTCATTTAACTACATTAGAAATGCTTTTAGCAGGTAGTAGACAAATACGTTGGAACAGAAAAACAGATAGACTTTATATGGATACAGACTGGGATAAAACATTTAATCCCGGTGATTATTTAGTAGCAGAAGCATGGGCCTTACTAGACCCGTCATCATACCCAGAGGTATATGACGATATGTTTCTTAAGAAATACGCCACTGCTTTAATTAAAAGACAATGGGGCTCTAACATGAGTAAGTTCTCAGGTATACAAATGCCTGGCGGTGTTACCCTGAACGGTGATCAAATATTTCAAGAAGCAACACAGGAGATTACGGTTATAGAAGAGCAGATGCAGAAGAGTTACGAACTGCCCCCACAATTTATGATAGGATAGTGAAACATGCCAACAAACTTTTATTTCCAATCAGGCCAAGGACAAGGACAAACAAACGAACAAAGATTAGTTGAAGACTTAATAATAGAAAGTCTTAAAATCTACGGCCACGATACTTATTACCTACCTAGGACACTAGTCAACAAAGATACGATCTTTGATGAGGACGAGCTGTCTAAATTTACACAAGCATATCCTTTGGAAATGTATTTGGATAATGTAAATGGCTACGAAGGACAAGGAGATATATTTACAAGGTTTGGACTTGAAGTAAGAGATCAAGCAACTTTTGTAATGGCAAAAAGACGTTGGGAAGACATGGTACTGACTTCTGGAGGCGCGTTTACACAAACAACAAGGCCTTCTGAAGGAGATTTAATATACTTTGAGAAAACTAAATCACTATTTGAAATCAAATATGTTGATTTCCAAAATCCATTCTATCAGTTAAACCAAATTTATGTATTTAGATTAACTTGTGAACTGTTTGAGTACAGCTCAGAAGATTTGGATACAGGTATTACATTAATAGATGGAATAGAAACTAAATATTCAAATGATATGTTAGAGTATCAGTTAAAATTAGAAGATGGTGGCTTATGGCTTAAAGAAGATACCGGATCTGTAATTAATGAAACATATCAAACAACTGCATCAGAGCCAATAGACAATTTAGACTTTGATAATATTAACTTCTTGGAAGGTATATTAGACTTTAGTGAGAAGAATCCATTTGGAGAGATAGGTGTTTAAGGATCAACAATTTTATCACCAGCATATACGAAAAGCTATTATTGCTTTCGGAACGATATTCAACAACATAAACGTTGAACGTAAAAATAGTGCCGGAGCAGTATCACAAACTCTTAGAGTACCACTATCTTATTCAACCAAACAAAAATTTATGACAAGGATTGCTAGAGTTACTGACACTACTACAAGGGGTGAAGTAGCTATAACATTACCACGTATAGGTTTTGAAATTCAAGGATTAACTTATGATCCTAGTAGAAAGACAACAGTAATACAACGGAATAAAGCTATAGGTGTAGGTGATGCAGCGAGCACAGTAAGAACAGCATTTAACTCTGCGCCATTCAACATGAATTTGGCCTTATATATATTTGCGAAGAACCAAGATGATGGATTACAAATTGTGGAACAAGTTCTCCCATATTTTAATCCAGACTTTAACGTTACAATAAACGATTTGCCCGAACTAAATATAAAACGGGACATAAAGATTACATTAGATAATGTTAGTTATGAAGACGAATATGAAGGAGACTTTGCTAGTAGGTTAAGTGTTGTATGGACTTTAAATTTTACAATGAGACTTAATTTTTACAGCAACGTGGAAAATGTTGGTATTATTAAGAAAGTTATAGCAGATATCTATGACGATCCAACATTGTCATTGAACTTAGGCAACTTAAAGAGTAGTATAACTGCTTATGTTGACCCGGCAGACGCCAGTCCAATTGACGCATATTCATTTGTGGAGGAATTCGATGACAACTTCGAATAAAAAGAACCCTTTTAACGAATTAGATAAGAAATTTAATACTAAAGAAGTTACAAAGGCACTAGAAAAAAACTTAAAAGAAAGAGAAGATGAAAGGAAGAAGCAACTTCCTGATGTAGCTATCTCTGATGAAGACAGACAAAAGCTTCTTGTTAAGCAACAAGAAGAAGACTTCCAGTATGCTAGGTCAATACTAAAACAGGCAGAAGCATACAACGACGAAGCCATACAAGGCATACTACATATTGCCAGAAACAGTGACCAACCACGTGCATATGAAGTGGCTGGTGGACTGATTAAGAATTTACAAGACACAGCTAAAGACATGATTGATGTACAAGAAAGACAGAAGCGTGTAACAGCAGACGATCCAGGTCTTAAAGGGAATGTTAAGACACAGAATAATCTATTTGTAGGTAGCACTAAAGAACTATTAAATGCTATCAAAGGCGAAATGGATCCTAAAGTAATAGACGTAGAAAAAGATGACACAAGCAGAAGGGAATAGTTACCACGGTAATCCTAACCTTAAACCGTTAGCTTATCAGCATGACTTCACCAAAGAAGAAGTTGCAGAGTATATCAAATGCAAAGGCGACCCTAAGTATTTCATAGAAAAGTATGTAAAAATAATTACTTTGGATAAAGGATTACAACCATTCAAATTATATGATTGCCAAAGAGATAAAGTAGATGTTATAATGAACCATAGACGTGTGGTATTAATGGAAGGACGTCAACAAGGCAAAACAGTTACAGCAGCAGCGTGTATATTACATTATACAATCTTTGAAGAAGATAAAACAGTAGCTATAATGGC